TGCGTTCCCAAATCTCGTACGTGTCTCCAACGATCTTCCTAACGCTAGTACCGTTCCTATCAACTTCGGTAAAAGTACCGGCAGCGTGGTATTGATGCAGTCTCTCGTTGTTTGGCGTATCATCCACCTCTATCACATGGCCCGACTCCGACTCAAACACGTTGTTATACGGATACTCGGGGTTGAACGGTACTACGGGTTGGTCCCAAGTTGACGCGGAGTTTGCTATCTTTACGCCCAAGTCTCGGGTGTTGTCTTTTGAGGAAACTAGGGTCTTGGAGATATTTTGATTTCTCGCGAGCCTATTCGTATCCTGCTCATTCAAATAGCGAGGGTAGTTTTCCGCTGGGTCACCAAAACTACTAGATGCATTTTTAGTTGTAGACGTTGTTGTGATACCGACGCTGACGTTTTTAGAAGGGGTCCTAAAACTATTTGAAACTGTATTATTTTGTGGCAACACTACGGGCTCAGAACCATACACCGCAGCATACCCAATGTTGTAGTATTCGTTGCCCGTAACGCCGTTGGCGTCACTCTTTACAACGCCGCGTTTCATATCTCTTGCACCACCCGTTCCTAACAAGTGGCTAGTGGCTAGGTAGCCCGATATTTCCTGTACCGTAGAGGCCTCATCAATAACGCCCAACCTCCGGAGCCGCTTTTCGTTCATATCGAGTTCTTGATCCATCGCGGATTCTTGAACCGAAGTAGAACCCAAGAACTGTTCTTTTGACGCAATACCGTCTTTACCCGTCCATGAACTCGGGTTATCTAGGTCTTTGAGCCTAGAGCCTTTCTTTACATACCCGAGGTCAATGAGCATATCAGCACCCATTTGGTACTTTCCAATATAACCTAGACGGTTCACGGCAGAGTAGTTGTTGCTAGACTCCTTTTTACCCAACGCCGCCTTTAGCTCAGTTCGGTACGAATCTGCAACTTTATCCTTGGGCGTGATAGTGGTATCAACCGGAACTCCCGCAGTGTCTAGAAGCGTGTCTGAGGCCGTTGGTAGCACTGTAGAAACAGTTCCTATCTCGCTGCTCGTTGATTGTACATACGCGAGGTCAAACCGCTCCTCTGTATTAGTGCCGTTGAAAGAGGATTTTGAAATTGGAATTCCATGCATAGCCCCTAGAATAACGGGTGACTGTTTTGACTCTCCGTCTTGGAAGAACACAAAAACCATTGTCCCTTCCACATACCCAGCTGAGGACTTGCCGATACCCGAAATACTAGCCGCGTTTACAAGCGGTATAGCCCATGGTAGTTCTGCCGTTGGTACGTCAGTTTTCAGTTCACTATGAACGCCAAACACCCGCACCTGATACCGACCCAGTTTTAACGGGTCATTCCGGCTTTCAACAATACCTACATAGAAGTTCGAGTTCATAAAGTTTTTACCAAGGGTTTTATGAATGAGTCGGACACAATCTCAAGCAACATAGTGTGGCGACCCGATATAATTTGATGCTTGATTGCGGTCACAAGATACTTGCCGCCGTAGTAGTCTGAAATACCGCTAGAGTCGACTTCATCAGCTAGGATTTGTCGCATCTCGAGCATCATAAATTTTACGACTTGACCTACTTTTACATCCGTTCTACCATGAACTTTGATAGCTATTTTAAATGCAGATAGCTGTTCCAATAGCGAATTCCTTTGAAGGAAAAAGTCTTTATAACCCTGCTTCTTGAAGTTCCCGGTTTGGTAGTTGTTCTTTTCAAGGAAATAAAGCGATGCTATTTTTCGCCTCAATAAAGTATTAGTCTTTAGAGGGTACTTTTCAAGGTGTGTAGATTTATCAAAGTCATCAATATAATCAAACGTCGTCGTATTTATATTCTTCGTCGTTAGGTCAATAGTAGACAGCCTAGAAGATAACATCCCTGCGTTTAAGTTTCTAAGGTAATCAAACGTCACCCCAGTTTCGATAGATTCAACGATAGAATACCTTGTTTCTAAATCACCACCCGCGCCAACAACAGTTTGTGAATCAACGTCTGAATAGATATAGGTTCTAGTAACTGGGCCGTTGATCAATTTATCCACCGAAACGTATTCAAACGACTGGTTAGTCTCAAAGAATAAGTAATTGGGCACACCCTTTTCATTTATACTCTTACCCGTCATCCAGTTAATCGTTTCCAACGGGCTCCAGTAAGGCGCGATAAAGGAGTAAGAGTTTTTAGTTCTATCCAAGTATAGTAAAGAATCTGACGCTAAGTATCTCGGGTCTCTGAATATAGATTCAACGCTATCAGTTATATTGCCTGAAAAAGATTTCGCAACTTTGGAGTTTGAAGAAGTTATCAACTCCCGCGAACAAAAGTTAAGCATATAAGTCTGTACTCGTTTTTTAGAGTTTCGAGCCTGTAACTTATAGACGTAAAATATCTTATCAACAAAGGTCTGGAGTGTAGGGGTTTTAATCCTGAGCGAAAATAATTCTTGACCAATAAGGGGCAACGTGTTTATCAGGTCATTAGAATCTTCTATCATTATATGACCTGAGAGCGTAGTGGAGAATAAATCCTCGTAGATAGTTATTTCCGCTATCATCGCTAAAATATCAAGCGACACCCCTTCACAGTTGATGAGCGTAGCGCGCTCAACCGTTACTTCACCCGGAAATGTAATTGTTTCTGTGCTATCCATTTATTGACGCTTCATATTGTTTTACAAATTCTGACAAGAGTTCAGGTCTCAAGATATTGATTTTTCTCTTTTCATCATTGAGCTTACCCTCCCACTCAATAAATGAGACGGGGTAAACCGTTGGGTCTCCTACGCCAGGGTTTGCTGGGGATACCCATGCTGTTCCGGGATAAAACTCTTTAAACTCACCAATGACGTTATTATCCCGTTCAAAGTGTCGAGTCTGATACATCGTAGTTTCGCCGTACCGGGCTTTGCACATATTTTCTAGGGATACTTGGTCCAAGGGCCAGTCAAACTGCTGGTCATGGATTTCATTGAAAATAAGTACAACCCAATGGTAATACTGGGAGCCATAGAACTTCTCCGCAACCGAGTGCGCAGTCTCACCCTCCGATATGGTGTACGATTGGTAGAGGTCTGTTAGGGGTCTATATTCGCTAAGGAAAGCCGAGCGTCTAAAAAAGTCTCTAATAACAATTGTCTTTTCATTTGAGACGTAATCGGTAACTGGGAATTTAGAAAAATAAGTCATTTAGTTTTAATACCCAGAAGTTATAACAGAGTCTTTGTTGTAAACTCGGTTTCGGTCGACGAGCTCGAGCTCGAGGAAATCGAGCGTCATATCAATAGCTAATGGCGCTCCGTTGGGTAACGTGGCCCAGACGCCAGAGTTAGGCGAATAATTAACACCAACCCGTTGCAAAACAGAAGTTGTAATTTTTGGAATATTTGGATTTAGCTTCTCACCCAAGATAAAAGAAATATCAAACTCAGCTGGTAACAAGTAAAAGAACTTGGCCTTAGATATTTCAGGAAGTGCGTAGTATCTAAAGGTTTCAATAATCTCACGAACCATATTAGACTCAGCCTCAGACTTAGGGGCAAATTGGTATCTAAATGAAAACTCACGATACCCGAAAGAATCAAACATCACCTCTTTTTTAGGATTTAGCGCAAGGCGTTCTTCAGCCAATAAATCCGCAGTTGACGTAATATTCCTACCACCCGCAAGTTTATTAACAAGTGCAGAGATACCCGCATTTTTACCCAACGTCTGTAACTCACCCATAGCCCCGCCGCCCATTTGATTAACTATGTCACCCGCTTTAGTGAGCGCGGATGGGTCGTAGTTGTTATTATATCTGATACTGGTTCCAACGGAGTGTTCATTGGGCATAGGAAGGATAACAACTTTATCGAGCCGAGTCATACCCTTTTGAGTTCTCCAGTTTTCAGAGTAAACCGCCGTATCACCGTATAAAACTCTAAGGCTAGGGTCTGCGTTCTTGGCGAGAGATGCTTGGTTAAAGAGCGTAGATTTGGTTTTACTATCGATAAGCGTAGTTTCAGTACCAATACCCGTTCTAGAGTTGGTGACAACCGCAGCGCCGATAGATTTATCAGATCTAAGGGTAGAGGCCTTCTCATCCGATCGAATCTGAAACATCATAAACTGAGAGTCGCTACCGTGTCTATCCGTGGGCGATGAACCCAGGCCCATCGGGTATTGTAGAACTCGTTTATCTTTTAATAATTGATTTTGTTGTGTAGTAACCATAAAAATTCCATGCGCGTTAAATAGTATTTAACTCGGGATTTTTTATATAACTATGTCAGCACCAACACTACAAGATTTTAAAGCCACGTTACGCGAGAAAAACATCGCACGACCCAACCTTTACTACGTCTCCATAATGACCCCATCCTCTATGGCAGGAACTTCACCTGAGCTTGCGAGTATGTGGTGTTCAGCTGCACACACCCCTCATATGTTTATTTCTACCAACGACAATTATATTGAAGCCGGGGTTCGTAGAAAATATGCTTATGACGTAGATCATCAAAACTTAGTATTGAATTTTTACATTGACCAAGAGTTTGAAATTAAAAAGTTCTTTGATACTTGGAAACAAAAAATAGTGCCTCACAACAGACAATTTAATTACCCCGATAGCTACACCGCGAATAGTATGTTCTTGTACATACTAAACCAAGAAGATAACGTCACGTATGAGTATGAATACTCAAGAGTATTCCCTAAGACTATAAGTTCTATAGACCTATCATATGCGAATGGAAATAGTATTTCGGGATTTAACGTAGAATTTGTATTTGAGGATGTTTATTTTAAATCTTTAAAAGACGGCACAACCTCTAAACCCGTAACCGAAGTAAACCAGTTTAGACAGAACATATTAAATAACGAAGTAACTGCTAACTTGAACCCTAAATCTAGGAACTAATTATAATGACTACTATCGTTCACCCATCCTACTTTACCGCACTCCCTTCAACGGGTGAAAAGGTAAAGTTTCGCCCGTTCACCGTCAAAGAGGAAAAGAACTTACTATTGGCGCTACAAGAAAACGATGTAAACGTAATCGTAGATTCTATCAAATCCACCATCACCGCGTGTACATCAGGGCAAGTAGACCCAGATAAAATCCCTTACTACGACTCCGAGTTCTTGTTCCTACAAATTAGGGCAAAAAGCGTGGGTGAAGTCTTGGACTTAATCGGTTCGTGTGACTGCGGGCCAACGGTCAAAACCCCGTTCTCAGCCGACATCGAATCTACCGTCGTAACTCCTAAACCCACTGGAAATAAACGTATATCTATCCCTCAGTCAGGCTATGTAGTGGAGTTTAGACATCCTTCGATTGAAGACTTTGCAGAGATTATTAAAACCAACGGCGAAGCTGCCTCTGATGTGGTGGCTAACTGCGTGGTTCAGGTATTCACGGATGACGAGATTATTGAAATGGATACCAAGGGTAAGATTGAGTTCGTTGAATCCATGTCACCACTGCAACAAAAAGAACTTGTTTCTTATTTGAAAAACATGCCAATGACACAAATCCCAACCCAGTACAGGTGTGTCGGGTGTGGTAAAGAACACAAGTCTAGACTGTCTGGGTTTGAAAATTTTTTCGTTTAGGTCTTGGAGTAGTAGACCTAAAAGAACTCTATACAATACTACATCTTTTGAGGTATAATTTTCACTACTCCAACGACACTATCGAATCTATGATCCCTTGGGAACTACAAATCGAACTTGATATGATTCATTCTTCGATACAAAAAGAAGTGGCAGCGCGCAATGGGTAATCCGGCAAAAATAAGTAAAAAATCTAGATACAATCAAGGTGTATTTGTACCCAAGAACCCAGAGAAATACTTTGGTAAAGCGGGTGAAACTATTTCTTACCGCTCAGGTTGGGAACTTAGGGCTATGAAGTGGTTTGATGAAAACCAATCTGTCCTCGCTTGGAATTCTGAAGGCGCTGTAGTGAATTATTACTCTGAGCTAGATTCTAAGATGCACCGCTATTTTGTAGACTTTATTGCTAAGATGAGGCTCAAAGACGGAACTGAAAAAACCTACGCAATAGAAGTAAAACCCGAGGCTCAGTGCAAACCACCTACAACAAAAAATAAAAAGCGACTACTAATAGAAACTATAGAGTACGTTAAGAACCAAGCCAAGTGGAAGGCAGCAAAGGCGTTCTTTGAAGAAAAAGGTGTTCAATTTATCGTTATTAACGAGTTTGATTTAGGTATCGCAAGTAGAAAATAATTATCATGGCAACCAAAGTAATACAACCATCAATCCTAGAACTCATTAAACGAGACCCACGGTATACACCCAGGAGGTCAGTGGATTGGTTTAAGAGTAAGATAGCGCTACTCGGAGGCAACTCACCTTCGGCAAAAATGGAGTTGTTGGAGACTACTAAAGATCTTCAGACAAATATGTTTTTCCCGGGGGCTATGCATATTTTCAAGTACGACCCAAAGTATAAAGAAGAATTACCGTTTTATGACACATGGCCATGCTCCCTTATCTTTGGAATAGAGGGTGATCGCGCGACGGGCATAAATTTTCATTATCTCGCTTATGATATCAGAGGAAAACTCTACGATAAACTAGCCCTCATAGCAAACCAGTACCATAACAATAGGCAACAGGTTTTGCGCATGAATTGGAAACTGTTATCTAATGTTTCTAAGTTTCCAGAAGTTCGTCCCGCCGTAAAGAGCTACCTTTATAGCCATATTCGTTCACGAATTATTAAAGTTCCGGTAGCGGATTGGCGAACCGCGATGCTCTTGCCAATAGAGAGTTTTGCAAAAAAGTCTCAAGCATACGTTGCAAGAAACTCAGGTCAAATTATCAGAAGTCTTCGTTAAGGAGACTATTAAATAAGTAGCAGTCGCGGGACTAAACCAACCCACCGCTTCTAATCAACAACTAAAAGATTAGCAATTTTATTTATTACAAATTTTCCTTGACTTTTCTAAGAACCGCGTTATACTGTTTTAGTAAACAACTATTTTATCAATGATAACCTTAAACGAAATCGTTAAATCTGCACCCCCTACGCCTATCACAGAGGCCAACGGGAAGTTTCGCACGACTAAACCCCTACTCGCCCCAGAAGGCTACGCTCCTAACTGGAACGACTCTAGGGTTCGTGCTGCTGCGCATCGTGCGGTTAATTTCGTTCAGTCAAACATGAAACCTGGTAAACCCAGAGCTCTGGGCCAGACCATGATGATTACGCCACACTTCGGCCAAAAGCAAACCCCGATGTGCAAGTACCTAATGTCTGTACTCCTTGAAGTCTACGACTCGTACTACTCCAAAGACGCCAAGCGCGCAATGCAATTCACAATGAAACCCGAGGGTGTAAAGTTCATATTGGAAAAGCTTGGCGTCAAAGCAATGACTGAAGAAGAGTCAAAGCAATACATCGTAGAAGCAGCAAAAGAAACCTACAAACAAGATATTTCCGACATCAAGAACGGAACACTACAATACACTCAGAAGAGCCATCGCCGCTGGAACCGTTTCCAGAACGTGGTAAAAGAGACTAAACAAGCACTCCTAGCCGAAGCAGGCTTTTACTATATGTACGACATTGAGTGCTGCGCACCTACGCTACTCTACCAATACGCACAGAGCCTGGGCCTAGACGAGTACAAATTCCATATCTCCGAATACATCAAACATCGAACCCAAGTTCGTAACATGCTATCTTACGATACAGGTATTCCAGTGGAAAAGATTAAAGTCATCATCAACGCAACCTTCGCTGGCGGTAAGCTGGGTCGTAGCGCGTTCTTTGATACCAGTAGAATACTAGACTATGACTACGAGAAGATCACTGCACTTAAAGAACATCCTTTTATCATTGAGTTGAAAAAGGAAATCGCTTCTATGTGGAACGTCATTAACCAAACCATTAACCGTAGGTTCAAGACCACACCTAACGGTGGGTCTCGAATGTGCCAAGTCACATCACGTGAGAAATGGGATATCTACTTTTGTCTAGAGTCCAAGGTTCTAGATTCAGTAATCAACTATTGTGAAAAGAACGGTCATCGAACGTTCCTAGAACATGATGGGTGGTGTACTTCAGACTACATACCACCAGAGCTACTAATAGAACACATAGTACGAGAAACTGGATACCACGTAAAACTAGACCTAGAGAACATAGCAAGTAAAGATTAAACAAAGAACCCAAACAAAGAGTAAACAAACAATGAAAACCCTAAATACACAACTTAAACAAGTAATGAAGAACAGTAATGAAAAGTCTATTGAGACAACCTTCAGAACCGTCAGTAATACACACCCAATCCCCATGTGTATAATAGTTTAGTCTCCGTTAGATTTTAACAGTTCCAAGCAACCACTAAAGAAAGCAACCCACTATATGATGATCCAACCCGGTGAATACATCCTAGGAGACTCCAAGACAGTCTCATTGATACAAGACGCAGTTATCGTAGCCTCTATCCCCGTAAAGAAGACTAAGGCTCGGAAGCACGTATTTGACCAAGACGACAACTTGTACCAGTTCCGTAGCGGTGTGGCGGTAATAGCCAAGTTCAGACAAGATAAGTTGTTTGAAAACTGCCACTCATTTACTCTTACCGAACCTCTAGAATTTAGCTACTCAGAGCCCTTCTTGTGTTTGGGTGAAGAAGGCAACGAGTTCATCCTTATTGACCTTGAAGAATACTTTGACCAATCTGACGATAGCTTTGCTATGCAATGGGCTCTGAGTATGCGTGATTAGACTATTGACATTTTTTATGATGTAGGTTATAATTAGAGTAATATAACTAATTATAACCAATATGAACCCCAACCATTACGTTTCAAATAAAGAACTTACCGCTTCTTGCGCAATTTATAGCGCAGCTTATAAAAAGGCAAAAGAAAACGGAACAGAGCTACCAAATCTTCCAGAAGACATAGGTCACGCTATTCTGCAGATAGCAACTAGGCTTATGAATAACCATAACTTTGTTGGATATTCTTTCAAAGATGAGATGATAGCGGATGCAGTTTATAAATGTGTTAAGAAGGCGCATAATTTTGACCCTGAGAAGTCAGACAATAGCTTTTCATTCTTTAGCCAGGTAAGCTGGAATCAAGCAATTGAACGCATCAAGATCGAACGACGCCAAACTTCAATCAAAGCAAAGATGATTAACGAAAAGTTATCGTCCGACTTTGTGATGCATGGCGGTATGCAAGATGACCCAGACTTTTCTAATGCGTTCGTTGAGTTCTTAAAAGACAATGAAGTTCTGGTAGACCATTATGCAGTTGCTAAGGACGATAAGAAGTTTAAAGTTCATGACTCTTTAGTTCATCGTAATAAAACTGCGTACGTTAAGAAAGTAAAAGAAGTTGAAGAAACTTTTGACCTTTCTGAGTTCGGGGTTTAAGTAATGAAGTTTGTAATAATCGGCGATTTACATCTGGGAGCATCTAAGTCTTCCGATATTTTCCATGACTACTTTGATAAGTCATTTAAGTTTATATTCGATTATATTGATTTAGATGATGAAATTGCGGGTATAGTACAGACAGGTGATTTGTTTGACTACCGTCGCGAAGTTCACTTTAATACTCTTCACCGCTCAAAACAATATTTCTTTGACCGTATTACCGAGCGTAACCTATGGCTCCATGTTATATCAGGTAACCATGACTCGTTATTCAAGAACACAAATAGAATTAACTCTGTTCGTATCTTAAAGGGTGATGAGGCTAAAGTTGTAGATATGGTTCCAGAGACTTGTAATATCGCAGGTATGGATATTGACTTGTACCCGTGGATTAACGCCGAGAATTTTGAGCAGTGTAAAGAGTTCGCGTCTAAGTCTAACTCTACCGTTGCGATAGGTCATTTTGAGTTTGCTCACTTTCCTATGAATCCGGGTTCAATGTCAGAGTCCGGAATGGATCATAAAATCTTTTCTAGGTACGAAACCGTTTTCTCAGGCCATTACCACACCCAGTCTAAACGTGATAACATCGTCTATACAGGTACTCCGTACGAACTTACTTGGGTAGATTGTAATGACCCTAAAGGGTTCTGGGTCTATGATACGGTCACAAATACTTACGACTTTATTAGAAACCCACACTGCTTGTTCGAAAAGATAGAGTATTACGAAGGTATAGAGTATGATTTTTCACGAGCAACTGAAAAGTATGTTAAAGTAATTGTTGCCGATAAGGTTTCTCAGAAAGCGTTTGACAACTTTCTTATCAACCTAAAGATGGTATCGCCCATTGATGTTAAAGTTATAGAAGCATCAGTTGTAGAAGCGGTTGCTGACGCTGTGGGGTCTAACGTAGATATGGTATCTACTCAATCTGTTATAGAGTCTGTTATTGAAGCTCTTGAAACTCCCTTAGACAAAGTAACACTAAAACAAAAACTTCTATCCAAGTACCAAGAAGCCCTATCAATTACAAACTCCTTATAAAATGATTTTAAGCAAAGTAAGATTTAAAAACTTCTTCTCATCGGGTAACGCCTTTGTTGAGATTGACTTATTGAAGTACAGCCGTTCAATTATCTCGGGCAAGAACGGCGAAGGTAAGTCTACGGTTCTATCGGCAATTACGTTTGCTGGCTTTGGTAAAACAATCAAACAAGTAACCAAGCCCCAAATCGTAAACTCTATCAACAACAAGAACTGCTTAGTAGAGTTAGAGGGTTCCAAGGGCTCCAAATCATTTTTGATTCGCCGAGGAATTAAACCCGCTGTGTTTGAGATATTTGAAGATGGCGTATTGGTAGACCAAACCCTCGTCGGTGAGTATCAGACTTACTTAGAAGAACGGTTGTTTGGGTGTTCGTTTAGAACGTTTCTACAAACATCCGTTATTTCTATCGAGAACTATAAGCCCTTTATGTCGCTTACGGCAGGTGAGCGACGAGCTTTTATTGAGGATATTCTCGACATCAAAGTATTCTCGGCCATGAACCAGATGGTAAAGAGTGAGAATTCTAAGAATAAAGAAACCATCCGGGTTGTAGATACTGAGTATAAAACGCTCAGGGAAAAGATCGCAACACTAAAATCTCACATCGAACAAGTGGAGTCTATAGCCCTAGAATCTACTGCTGCGATTGATGAAGAAATTGAAAGAGTAGAGGGTGAGCGAGAAACTGCTTTAAACGCTCTAGAATCAATTTCAGCTGAATTGGAGGGTACACGTACACTGAGCAAAGAATTGTCTGTTCTACGCGGTTCTGAGCAGTCTGCGAGCCGTAATTTAAGGGATTTAAAAACTTCATACGCTAAACTCAAAACTGAGGCTAGTTTCTTTGATAAAAACGACAATTGCCCTACCTGTTCTCAAGAGCTAAAGGGGTCTAAGATTGATGAGATTGTTGCTAACTTTCAGGCTAAAATTAAAACCTTAGATGCTCAAATATATGATGCGCAACTAGAGGTTGATGGGTTGGCTTATGTTGCTGAAAAGTCTTCCGAGCACGAAGACCTAGTGTCTAAGCTCAACACTAAGATGACAACGGCCAATGTAACGCTTTCGCACCTTACAAACCAATTAGCCAAGTTGAACAAAGACCGCGCTAAGTCGTTAGTCTCTGTAGACTTAACTGAACATAAGGTAAAGTTGAAAGACTTGGCACGCAACGCGCTCCAGACCCGTGATAAGTTAGCGGGGTTGAATGAAGACCAAGACTACAACGCGCTAATGCTAGAGTTGTTAAAAGACTCGGGTATCAAGTCTAAGATCGTTGATCAGTACATTCCTATTATCAATAAACTCGTGAATGAATACCTTGAGCGCCTAGACTTCTTTGTATCGTTTAACTTAGACTCAGAGTTCAACGAAGTAATCAAGTCCCGTCATCGCGATGTTTTTACATACAGTTCGTTTTCTATGGGTGAGAAGCAACGCATTGACTTAGCGATGATGTTTACGATGCGTAGGATCGCTGCGATGAAATCTTCGTTTGAGTGTAATATCCTATGCGCAGATGAAGTCCTAGACGCAGCCGTAGACTCTGATGGCGTTGGGTTGATTAACGAAATCTTGCTATCACCTGAGTTCAACAAAACAAACTTGTTCGTAATCTCGCACCGCAACACTGACCTCTTCCAAGACTTGTTTGATGGTAAGTATTTTGCAAAGAAACGCGACGGGTTTTCAGAAATCCACGAAATCGTCGAGTAATTTGTGTTATAATATTTTTACTTTAAAGGTAACAATGAAACAAAAACCCACATTTATAAAAATCTCGTCGGATAAAGAAGACGTGACGCTTTCTAGGTACGTTGGAAAGACTCACACCGGAACACTAAAGTTTTCGACTACCGAGGTAAATTCGACTCAAGAGATTAAAGACTTGGTTGAAGAGTACCGACGCATCGGAGATAAGATTTATGAACAAGAACCTGAAACGGCCTAATAAATGATACTTACTGATTTTTCACAAATCGCGCTAGCAGCAATTCATGTAGACTCTATGGCACAAGACTGCGCCAAGAACCCTTGTGACGAAAATAGAAACTTGATCAAACATTTTATGATCAACTCTATTCGCTCAAACTTCATCACTCAGAAAGCCAAGTACGGTCAGATGGTTATTGCTGCCGATTCACACTCATGGCGACGCGACGCTTTCCCTAACTATAAGTGTCAACGCCGAGCCGCCAAGAAGAAAGATGATTCAGGTATTCACTGGGATTTTGTTTTCTCAGTTGTAGATGAACTTATCCTAGACTTAGAGACCAAGTTCCCGTTCCCTACGATTCGCGTACACGGAGCCGAGGGTGATGACATTATCGCCGTATTGACAAAACACATTACGAATAACCCTAGCGGTGAAGTAGACTTGTTTGGGGACCCTGAGATCGAACCCATTGTTATTCTTTCTTCAGATCGAGATAACTTTCAACTTCACAAATATAAGAATGTTCGTCAGTTCTCACCGCGAGACAAAAAACTCATCAAACCCGAAGTCTCATGGCGACAATCGCTCCTAGAGAAAATCGTCAAGGGTGAGTCTGGTTCTAGCTCAGACTCGATTCCAAATATCCGCATGCCCGATGATACCTTTGTAACAGGTACTCGCCAGAAACCTATTGCTCAGAAGTACCTAGACCAGTTCTACGCAAATAAGACTAACCCTATTGATGAGTGTGCGACTGAGGAAGAGCGCACCAATTTTATTCGTAACGAAATGTTAGTTTCATATGATAAAATTCCAGATGACGTGGCTCAGAGCATTATTTTGCGTTATAATGAACAGGTTAGCAAAAAACATTCCAAGATGGAATTGATGTCATACTTTACAAGCAACCGAATGTCAACTTTACTAGGGTCTATTACAGATTTTTACAAATAATGTCTATTACTACACATATTAAAATGCTCGATGAGCGTCTACAAAATATCACAACAGCAGCTGAACTTCGCGAACTGTGCAAAGAATCAGAATACATTAAGTTCTATATCGAATCATCGGTAAGCGAAACATGGACTCCGATTGATATTGATAAACTAGATGTAAAATTTAACGAGTATCACCGTTCAATGGCTGGTGCGTTCTTGATCAACCGACACACGGTACAAATCGTTCGTGATGTTATTATGGCCGAGACTGGATCAATGATTGTGAAGAATAAACAGTTCTTGGCCCTTTCTAATATGCTCTTTATCGAAGAGGCTAAAATCTTGGGCGCTGTTCTGAAGAAAGACCTTCAGAGCTTGTTTCCTAAACTAACGCATGCGCTTATTTGCGAGGCTCTGGTTTGAATAAGACCGAAGTCATCAAGCAAGTCCTGACAGAGTCTTTTGTAGACAACTCGTCAGGGTTAATCGTATCCCTTTACCATACATACAAGAAATTGGGTATGGTACAGGAGATGTTACAAGTTGACCCAATCTACCTTTGGGAAAATGGAAACTGGCACTTCGGATGGGAATCTAACTGCGCACATATTCATAGAAAACTTGATGACCTAGATGACTCAGACTACGAAGAAGTTTTGAGCTCTTATGAATTTGTACTACAAGAGTTCTTGAACTCACCTCCGATGAACTCTATGTACAAATTAGACGATAAAGATATTATCGGCTGGGGAATTTATAAAGAACTTTGTGAAAAGCGTGAATCCGTTAAAAAACAACGTATAATTGCAGAATACCATAGGAACAATAATGTTAAAATTTGATATTGACTCAACCCCAACGTTTGGAAGTATTCCTAAGATGCGTTCGGCAACCCTACTACCCCTCAAGGATAAAGTGAAAGTAATCGTAGGTTCAAATGAACTTATCTTTGGCGAAGAATATGTTTCGGGGATAAATTCTATGAACCGAGTTGGTAAGTTTAAATCCTCGGCTCTTGCTTATGCGGAAGACTCTAATGATTGATGATAACGTTTTCCTAAACAAAACAACATTCTCTCAGGCCATTGAAAAGATGGTTCAAGAAGAAGGTCTTACATACTTTGAAGCTATTATTGCGTTCTCAGAAGAGAACAATAAAGACATTGAATCTATGAATCAATTTATGTCTCAGGTGCTACTTGATAAAGTTCGTCAGTCGGCTCGTGATATGGGTCTGATGCCTCAAGAACCTTCATTGGAAGAATATATCGGTGACTCCTCAACTAGCCTTT